ATTGGTTATTTTCTGTTTGCGCTTATGTCAGCTTTTGGCTATAACGCTAATGAGGGCTATGTTAACCTTTTGGGTCAATGGGGTATGCTCATTATGTCTGCTTATTTCGGCGGCAAAACTCTCGAAAACATCATCGCAATGAAGACAAAATGACTAATCTAACTGAACACTTCACCCTTGAAGAGCTGACCCATACCGACCACCGTGAGTTTGACAACACTCCCAATGAAACTGAAAAAGCAAACTTGGTGCGCTTGGCTGTCTTACTGGAGCAGGTCAAGTCTGCCCTCGATGGTAAGCCCATCATGGTCAACTCTGCTTTCCGCAGCAAGCAAGTCAATGATGCCGTAGGAAGCAAAGACACCAGCCAGCACCGGATTGGCTGCGCTGCTGATATCCGTGTACCTGGCATGACCCCTGACCAAGTGGTTCGCGCAGTGATTGCAGCTCAACTACCGTTTGATCAAATCATTCGTGAGTTTGATGCTTGGACCCACATCAGCGTAGTGAATGACGTTGGGCACTTCCCACGCCGACAAGCTCTTATAATTGACAAGGCAGGCACTCGCGCATTTGCCTGATTCATGGAAAAATGACTCATGGCACTCAAGAAACTCACGCTCAAGCCCGGGGTCAACCGCGAGAACACGCGCTACACCAATGAGGGTGGCTACTATGAATCTGAACTAGTTAGGTTCCGCCAAGGTACGCCTGAAAAAATTGGTGGGTGGGTGCGTATTTCAGCCAATACATTTCTGGGTGTTTGCCGGTCTTTGTGGAACTGGGTCACTCTTGGGTCCCAAAATTTAATGGGTGTAGGAACCAATCTCAAGTATTACATTGAGAACGGCGGAGCCTACTACGACATTACTCCTGTACGTGCTGAAGTAACACTTACCAACCCATTTACTCCAAACGGCACAACTACAATTCTTGTTACAGATTCTTCTGGTGGGTTTATCAATAATGATTACGTCACCTATACAGGCGGCACTGCTGTTGGCGGGCAGACCATAACTGGCGAATATAAGATAACGTATATAAACTCAACAACGTACAACATCACTATTTCTGCTGCAGCCACCGCTGGCGCTGCTGCTGGAGGTACGGTATACGCAGTTTATCAAGTGAACACAGGCCCTTCATATGCGGTCCCATTAACTGGATGGGGGGCCGGAGCTTGGGGTACAGGTACCTGGGGTAATGGGACCACCTCAACCGACGCATTACGTATTTGGAACGCAAATAACTTTGGTCAAGATTTGCTGTACGGCCCTCGAGGAGGAGCACTGTACTACTGGAACGCAAGTGTTGGTTTTACAACATCTACGGTAACCATAACAATCGCAACCCCCGCCGTAGTAACATCAACGCTAAACCTGGCAGATAAAACAGCCATTCAGTTTCAAACTACTGGCGCTCTTCCTACCGGCCTTACTGTTGGCACAACATACTATACACGCTACGTATCATCGACCACTTTTAACTTATCACTTACCCCCACCGGTGCGTTAATCAACACTTCCGGCACTCAGTCTGGGATTACAAGCCTATCTCCTCGTGGGGTACTGGTATCAAGTCTTAACGGTGCAAACTACGTTCCACTGTACCAAAACTACTTCCTTATTTCTGACGCAAGCCGCTTTGTGCTTGTGTTCGGTACTAACGATTACGGCAGTACAGTACTGGACCCTATGCTAATTCGCTGGTCAGACCAAGAGTCTACTGTGGAGTGGTACCCATCAGCCACAAACCAAGCGGGTAGCCTGCGGTTGTCTCATGGGTCACGCATTGTCACGGCGTTACAAAGTCGCCAGGAGATTGTGGTGTGGACTGACTCCACCTTTTATTCCCTGCAGTACCTGGGGGCTCCAATCGTGTGGGGTAGCCAACTCCTTGCAGACAACGTGTCTATTGCAGGCCCCAATGCTATGGCAGTAGCGGCTAACACGGTGTACTGGATGGGTGTAGATAAGTTCTATAAGTACGATGGCAGGGTATCTACTTTGCGCTGCGACTTGCGTCAGTTCATTTACAACGACATAAACCCATCACAGTTTGACCAGGTGTATTGCAGCACCAATGAGGGTTTTAATGAGGTATGGTGGTTTTACTGCACCGAAGCATCTACGGTAATTAACCGCTATGTTGTCTACAATTATTTTGAGGACGTTTGGTACTACGGCTCTTTGGCTCGTACTGCATGGATAGATACGGGACTGCGTAATTATCCGGTGGCAGCCACGTACTCAAATAACCTCGTCAACCAAGAGTTTGGGGTAGATGATGGTACGGGCGCAGATCTTGTGGCTACGAGTTCGTTTATTACCACCTCCCAGTTTGACATTGACGACGGCAACAACTTTGCGTTTATCTGGCGTATGCTGCCTGACTTGACATTTCGTGGGTCTACCGATGGAACTACGCCAAGTTTGACCATGCAGTTGCAGCCATTGAAGAACTCGGGCTCGGGCTACAATGATCCAAAGTCTGTTGGCGGAACTAGTTCAGATGCCACTCAAGCTGTTGTCGCTACGAGTACCTACCCTCTGACGGCTGACCAGTTGGATAAGTACAATGGGCAGGTAAACATTCGGGTTCGCGGTCGCCAGATGTCTATGCGTATTGCTTGCAACACGCTAGGTACCCAATGGCAGCTTGGTAGCCCCCGTATTGATGTTCGATCTGATGGGCGGAGGTAAGCATGGCACAAAAGAATGTAGTTGCACCCCGGCTACCCAATGCATCGGAACAATACGACCAGGCCGTGATGAATCAGTTCATAAATGTGCTGCGGCTGTACTTTAACCAGTTGGACAACGCGGGACCTATAGCGGCAGCATCGCAATTTAACGGTTCTTCAGTCATTGCAGGTTTGAGCTTCCCCCCAAACTCTGGCTCAACTACCCCTAGCTTGCCCACTCAGGCAAATTTAGCTGTACTGCGTGTTGGAGATATTTACTACGACACTACAGCGGGAAATGTTCTAAAGGTTAAAATATGACTCCAGAAGAAATCATTATTGCTGACTACAAAACCAACCATATAGGCAGAAGTTATTCGGCGCAAAACGCTCATGAAGTATTCAGGCGGTATGTTGCAACGGGGGGTTTGCATTATATTTTTGGAAAAACAATGTTTTTATTTCATGCTGTTGATGAAGACACAGCTGAGTTTCATAGCATAAATGGCGGTACATCAGTTGATCTTGTCGAAGGTGTTAATCATTTATTACATACTTTGTCAAAGCATTTTAAAAAAGCTGTAACTTACTATGACAACCCTAAAGTCAGTGGTCTTGCTGTACAAGCTCATTATCCACATAGTATTCTTAAGGTTGACGGTGGGACTGACAAAACATATGAATTAACCTTTTATTTAAGGGGCGCATGATGGGATGGGTATCGCAAGCAACAGAAAAAGTCAGTAAAGGTCTTGCAAACCTTGATTCCAGCCTTGGTCTATCAAAGGGAGTAACCCACATTAGTGATGTTATTTCCAATGACCCGATTGCAAAAGCTGCAGCATTGGCTGCCTTAACATACGCAACAGGTGGTTTTGGTTTGGGCGCAGGAGGCGCTGGAGCGGCGGCTGGTACTGCAGCTTCTGTTGCACCAGAAGTTCTTGCTGCTGACTTGGCTGTGTACCCAACCGCTGGAATTGTTGGTGCCATCCCTGAAGCCGCAGGTATCGCAAATACTATTGCACTGCCTGGAGCCGCGATTGCTCCTACTGTTACACCTGGTGCAGCATCCATTGCTCCAGAAGTGCTTGCCTCTGACTTGGCGGCGTACCCAACATCCGGCATTGTAGGCACATTACCCGCTGCCGCTGGGCCAGCAAACACTATTGCTACAACAGTCCCAAATGCATTAACTGCTGAAGAAATTGCAGCATCTGATTTGGCCGCATACCCAACAAATGGTATTAAAGGCCCACTCCCTGCTGCTGCAGGACCTGCAAATGATATTGCAGTTCCCGGACCAAGCGTACCTGCGTCTGGTATATCTGCTCTTGATGCGGCGCAAAAACTACTGAAGGCTAAAGACCTTTTGAAAGTTCTTGGAATAGGAGCTGGAGCTGCTGCTGTTGGCAGTGCATTAAATAAAGGCGGGCCAGACAATAGTGCCTATCAAGGAACTATCCCTGAGTACACAGCATCAAGAACGCAGTATCCAATTAGCGAGACTCGGCCAAGCACCGATGGTAAACCTTATCGCCCGGGCCAAGGTGGCATTACCTACTTCAGTCCGATGACTTACACCCCCAAAGCGGCTGGTGGAGGGTTGATGGACCTTGCTGGCGGTGGGATGTCACAAGAGCAGTACAACCTTGGCTCTTACTCGGATGGCGGTCGCCTCCTTAAAGGGCCAGGAGATGGTGTATCAGACTCAATTCCTGCCATAATTGGCAAAAAACAACCAGCCCGCCTTGCTACAGGTGAGTTTGTTGTACCTGCCAGGATTGTTTCCGAGCTTGGAAATGGGTCCACAGAAGCTGGAGCTCAGCGTCTTTATGAAATGATGGATCGCATTCAGAAGACTCGCCGCAAGACTAAAAATGTTGCTGCCAATACAAACGCAGCTAAGTACCTACCTGCATAAGGAAATATCATGGCAATCATGTCCCCCAATACACTTGACAACAATCTGTCAACAGGCGGAACCAACTCTCAAGGCCTAGCTTCTTGGGCTGCTCCCTATGTAACAGACATGCTTGGTAAGGCCAAGGCTACTGCTGGTGAGGGCTGCCAAACATACAAAGGTCCACTGACCGCTGGTGCGTCTGATATCCAAAACAATTTGTTTAACGGCATTGGTTCTTTAACCTTCCCGGGCAATCTTGGTAAAAGCTTTAGTTCTACTGGGGCGTATCAGCCGCCAACATATAACGTAGATGGAACAATGTCCCCCATTACGGGCGATGATTCATCTATTGCTAATCAATACATGAACCCGTATTTGATGTCGGTTTTAAATCCGCAGCTTGCAGAGTTGCGCCGCCAATCTCAAATTACACAGATGGGTAATAACGCAAAACTTACAGGCGCCGGTGCTTTTGGTGGTGGTCGGCAAGCCATTATGGATGCTGAAACCCAGCGCAACCTGATGATGGAGCAGAACAAAACTGTTGGTCAGGGTTATGCCAATGCATACGATAAAGCAATGGGACAGTTCAACACAGAGCAAGGGCAAGCTAAAACTTTGGCTGACTTGATGGCATCTACTGGAGCTACCGAGCGCGGCATTGAATCCGAAGGTATTGCCGCAGATAAGGCTGAATTTGAGAAGCAGCGTGAATACCCAAAAACACAGTTGGAGTTCCAGCAAAAAATGTTGTCCAACCTTCCCATTGCTGCAGTTACAAATACGCCAGGCTCACAAACTGATTTAGGAAACTTGCTTTCTACTTTGGGAGGTGCTGGCGCTATTGCATCTGCTGCAGGATATAAAGATGTTGCATCTCTGCTTAAAGATTTGTTTGGGGGTCCGTAATGAACTTGATTCAAATCCAAGAGCACCTGAAGGATCTTCCTACTCAGGCAATCATGTCGTATGCCAACGGCCAGAACCCGCAGGTTCCGCCCTACATGGCGCTGAGCGAACTGAATCGCCGTAAGTCTATGGAGCAGCGAGCGGCCCAACAGCCCACCGCGTCCGTTAAAGATCAGCTCGAGGCAGAAGTAGGACAACACTTGCCCCAAGGTTTGCCACAGATGCCACAGGCCCCCCAGGGAATTGCTCAGCTACCGGCTGCACAAGGCGCTCAGCAAGCTCCAGAACAACCTATGCCCCAAATGCCACAAGGTCCACAAGAACCCCAAGGAATGGCTGGCGGCGGGCTGGCTGGTCTTGAGGTGGATGACGAGATGTTTCACTACGCTCCTGGTGGTATTGTTGCTTTTGCTAATGAAGAAAATAAACAGGTTGTCCCAGAAGAAGAGGTCGATTACTCCTATGTTCCACCCGACACTCCGGGTGTTACAGATAGATCCGGTACTGGAGCGCGGCTGGCTGTTCCAGCACCTAAACAAGAAGCAGCATCTGGCTTACAGGCATTGATGCCACAAGCATCCAATATTATTGCCAGGGCAATGGCGGGCGATGTTGACCTTCCGGAAATTAAAAATCCTGAAGACATACGAAAAGAAGTGATGGATAAGTATCCTGAGCTGGCTGGACTTGTTAACACGATTCCTGGAGCTGACCTGAAGAAGCTATCAGACCAACTGCAGGCGCAGAATGCCGAGTCAAAAGCTAAGTTCCAAGAAAGCCAGGGGCGCATGGGCCTGGCTGGTCTATCCCAAGCTTTGATTGCTGCTGGGCAGGCTACTCGAGGACACAAGGGAATGGGTCTGGGTGAAGCATTGGGCGGTTTTGGTACGTCTTACAACAACTTTACAGCCGAAGATATCAAGCGCCAGCAGGCTCAACAAGCTCTTGAGCGTCAGCAATCCATTGAGGTTGCAAAACTTAACGCTGATATTGCAACACTACAACAGGCTTACGCTAGGGCTCAAATTGAAGGCCGTGTATCTGATGCTGCCGCGTACCAAAAAGCAATTTCTGATCGTGCTTCACAAATCCAATCAATTCAATTGGGTGCTGCTGAAAAGACCGGAACTATGGTTAATGCAGAGCGTACATTGGAAGCTACTATTGAGCACAATAAAGCAATCCAGAGGCAACAAGAAGCCGCTCTCGAAGAGACAAGATTGCAACATGAGGCTCAAAGAAAACAATGGGAGGCTGAGTCCAGAAATCGCGCAGAGCAATTGGAAATTATGCGAGAGACCAAGCCAACTGTTGAAGATCGTAAATTGGGTAAAATTCTTCAGGTCATGCCAGCTCGGGTTAAGAGCCTGGAGGCCCGTCAAAAAGATCTTGAATTTGGTAGCGATGAATGGAATGAAATCCAATCCAGGATTGATGACATGTATGACCAAGCATATGATGCATATGGTTTGACACCCCCTCCACGGCTTGCCCCACCCAAAGCTCCACCAGTAAAAGAAAAATCTGGCATTTTTAGCGGCTTGTTTTCAAAGGGCAATAAGGTAGACTCGGACACCTATGCAGCAAATCCATATGGAAATGATCAAGGTGCTGTAGCGGCTTCCAATACACAGTATGCTTCTAACCCAACTACGGGGGAAAGAATCATGTCTAATGATGGCGGAAAAACCTGGATACCACTTGGCGGAAAGAGATAAATAATGGCACTACCATCAGGATTTGTACTGGAAGGAACTAAACCTACTCAGGACACCACAAGTTTTGATTTACCTCCAGGGTTTGTGCTGGACCAGCCTTATAGCGTTGGCGCTGGCATTCTTGATCTATTGAATCAAGCCGTTGCTCCTATTGCAAGGGCTCCATTTGCTGCACCTGCAGCATTTGAAAACATGATCAAAGGAGCCGCCCGCCCCGCAATGGAAGGCGATATTCAATCAGTCATTCCTTACTCTGCATATTATCCTCAGTTGGATACCGAAGAGCCAGAAACAGATGAAGAAAAAGCGCGTAGGAAGCTTGGGGCGCAGAGAGCTATTGCTTCAATTCCATCTATTCCCGGGGCAAAAACTTTATTGAATATTGGTGATCAGGTACAAAAATCTTTGTATGAAAGCTTGTCTCCGCAAGGAAAGCAAGCAATGGAAGATTCCAAAATTACTGGGAATATCTTCAAGGGAGAGATTGATCTTGGCAAGAACCCAAATGCTATGGGATATGCATTGCAAGCGGCCAATGTACTTGGGTCCTTAGCCCCTGTAGTAGTTAGCGCAATAGTCACCAAGAGTCCAGGAGTTGGGGCATTCATTGGCGGAAATATGGCTGCTGATGAGGCGGGCCAAAATGCTGCACAAGAATTTGCAAAGATGAATGATGCTCAGCTATTACAGCAGAGTCCATTCTATGCTCAGATGATTGCTGGCGGAGCCTCTCCAAAAGAAGCCCGTGAGCTATCCATTAAAAAGGCTTCCGAAAGTGCTGCAATTTTGCAAGGTATGGTTGCCACTTTTGGAGACAGCCTTACCGGAAAACTTGTTACCGGTGCTTTTGATAAGGTACTAAAGAAGGCGGCAAATAGTAGCTGGGGTAGGACTATTGCTGGCGGATTGGTTAGTGCTGGAGAAGAGGGTATTCAAGAGACTGCAGAAGGTGTTGCATCTGATCTTGGAATTTCAAGCGTCTTACCGCAAAAAGAAATTGGCGAAGACTCTGCTGGAAACTTTATCATGGGCGCCCTTGGTGGCATTGGACCTGGCGCTGTGCGCGGCGTTCACATCGAGGAAACCCCACAAGAGCAACGTGCCCGCATCCTGGCTGACATGCTAAACAAGTCGGTCCAGGGAAGCAGCGTCAACCAGAAGGCTGTGGACCAGGCCGTCATTCGTGCTATGAGCCCAGACGAAGGCATAGCGCCCGTCTACACACCCAGGAAGAAGCCAGATGCTGGGACGTCTGTAGCGCCAATAGCCCCATCTCCAATCGGACCAGCTCCATCCGGCATTGCCGCCCTTACCCCCGAGGCACCTCCAGCAGAGCAGCCTTCGGCAGGGATAGCCACACTGACGCCTGCTGCCGCACCGGTGGATGAAAATGCCGCAGCGCAAGACTGGCAGTCCTTGATTGATGAGGCCAATGCCATCCTTGGCAAGCCAACTGTAACTTCTGGTAATGTTGAAGAACCAGATACCTCCAAGATTGCGGATTTAACCCAAGAGCGAGCAGTACGCAAGGCGATTGATCAAGAGGGTGCAGCCTTATTTGACAAGCTGTACACCTTCATTGATCAAGGGCGCGTAACTCTTGGAGATATTCAAAGATTAGAAATTCATTTTGCCGGTTCAACTAGCCAATATCAAGCTGCGTTTGAATTGAATAAGCTGCTGAATGATATCAGCCGCCGACCTGCACCCAATATTCAACCATCTCCAGATGAGCTTTTGCAAATTAGAGATGCTGCAAATGACGCGATTGCCCAAAGTCCCATCACTCAACAAGGAACCACCGGTGTCACTGAAACCCCTGAAACCAAGCAAACAAAACCGCAAGAACAACAAACGCCCGCAACCCCAGTAAACCCACTGCGCCCGCGCGTCGACGCCGTTATCCAGCAGCTCCGAGATGCCGGGTTGGAGGAGAATGCAAAGGCAGTGGAAATCGGTGCAAGCAAGGGGTTTACTGAAGACAATGTGAAGTTCTGGGAAGAGTATGCGCCGCGCATGATTGCTGAGGATCGGCTCATTAAAGGTGCTGATAAGGGGACCAACCCTCCGATTACTCCTGTGTACCGTACCTTG